GCTTCAAGACGTTCAAGTGGAACGACAGCGTAGCTGAAAAGGGTGCAGAAGCCCGTACTCACTCAGGTGTAATTGCTCAAGAAGTAGAGCAAGCACTGACTGACGCAGGGCTGGACGCTGGTGACTATGCGTTCTTCATCAGCAATACTTGGTGGGAAACACACACAGAAGTCCCAGCGGTTGAGGCTGTAGAAGCTGCCTATGAGGACGTAGTTATCCCCGCAGTGCTTGATGCTGATGGCAATGAGCTTGAAGCTGAACGCACAGAGCAACGGCTTGTAACTGAGGCTGTAGAGGCTAAGGAAGCCTACACACGCACTGATACTTACCACACGCTAGCAGAAGCCCCAGAAGGAGCTACTGAACGCACACGTAAGGGTATCCGCTATCCTCAGTTGCTGGCCTTCGTAGGTGCTGCAACAGAGCAGCGCTTAGCTTCTATTGAAACACGATTAGCTGCACTCGAAGTATAACAAATTGGCCCTGCTAGAAATAGTGGGGCCTTTTGTCCAATTAGGGGTTTCAATCCCAGAACAACCAGACTATGACAGTCTCACAACAAACACAAAGGAAATACTGTGGACAACTATCAAGAATTCTCTACCCGTGCAAACGTGGTAACACGACGCACTTACAACCGGCCAAAAGACGACGGCACATTTGAGACCTGGGCCGAAACTGTCAACCGCGTTATCGGGCATCAGCAGTGGCTGTGGGAACGTGCTAAAGGCAACACCCTGGATATGTCAGAGATCGTTGAGCTTGAGAAGCTTCGCATTCTGATGATGGAACGCAAGGCCACCGTGTCTGGTCGCACCCTGTGGTTGGGTGGCACAGATGTGGCTAAGCGACGCGAGGCCTCCCAATTCAACTGCTCGTTTGGTCAAGTTGAAACTGTGCATGATGTAGTGGATGCTATGCACCTACTGCTGCAGGGTTGTGGCGTAGGCTTTGAACCAGTGGTTGGTACACTCAATGGGTTCGTGCGGGCTACCAAAGTCACCACGATCCGTTCAACGAAGAAGACAGGCGATCCTAAAGGTTGCCCCAACAACCAAGCTTGGTTCACTACTAACGCAGACGGTGGCAAAGAATGGCACCTCAAGATTGGTGACAGTGCTGACGCTTGGGCTAAGGCCTTAGGCAAGCTGTTTGCTATGAAGGAAGCAGTGGACAACATCACCATTGACTACACAGAAATCCGTGCAGCGGGTGAACGTCTAAAGGGTTACGGTTGGATTAGCTCAGGCGACAACACAGTGCACATTGCTATGGCTGCCATCTGTGCCATACTTAGCAAGCGGGCGGGTGAGCTCCTGACACGCATGGACATCCTGGACGTGCTCAACTGGATGGGAACAACTTTGTCTTCACGTCGTTCAGCAGAGATTGCTCTGGTCCCTGTCAATGACGCAGAGATTGACGACTTCATCTCAGCCAAGAAAGACTTTTGGCTTCATGGTAACGAGCATCGTCAACAGTCCAATAACTCTGTGGTATTCGAGAAGAAGCCAACAAAGTGGGAGCTCAGCTACATCTTCGACAAGATGGTCGAGGCTGGTGGCTCAGAACCTGGGTTCATCAATGCCGAGAGTGCTAAGAAGCGTGCACCTCACTTTAAGGGTGTCAATCCGTGCGCGGAGATCCTGCTAGGAAACAAGAGCTTCTGCAACCTGGTCGAGGTTGACTGGGGTAAGTATCTCCAAGACTTTGGTGGACTGCAAGAGGCCATCGAGATCGTTGCGCGTGCTAACTACCGTCAGACTTGCGTAAACCTTGATGATGGTGTTCTGCAGCGGTCCTGGCATGAGCTCAATGAATTCCTCCGTCTTTGTGGTGTTGGTGCTACTGGCATCGTTAAGTTCCTTGACCACCACACAGGCATGAACAACGTCGTGACTATGCTTCAGGCGCTTCGTGCTTCAGCTAAGAACGGTGCGAACTCTATGGCCGACGAGCTGGGCTTGCCGCGCGCTAAGCTGGTGACCACAGTGAAGCCATCGGGAACCCTGAGCAAGATCATGGACACAACCGAAGGAGTGCACAAGCCACTAGGGAAATACATCTTCAACAACGTGACCTTCTCTAAGCATGACGAAATCATCCCAACGCTCAAGTCAGCTGGTTACAAAGTTATCGAAAAGCCATTCGAAGTTGAGAGCGTGCTGGTGACCTTCCCTGTTGCATATGAAGACGTCAAGTTCGATGTAGTGGATGGTAAGCACGTGAACATCGAGACTGCCCTAAGTCAGCTAGATCGCTACAAGTTGATGATGGATAACTACGTGGACCACAACTGCTCCATCACCATCAGCTATGACCCAACTGAGATCCCTGGCATCATCGAGTGGATCTTGGCCAACTGGGATATCTACGTCGGTGTGTCATTCATCTACCGTAACGATCCTACTAAGACCGCTGCGGACCTAGGTTATGCCTACCTCCCACAAGAGGTGGTAACAGAAGAGAGCTACTTCGAATATGCTAATTCGTTGTGGCCTGTGGATCTTGCTAACCTCAAGTCTGACGACGACCTGTTAGACGAAGGCTGCACAACAGGTGCTTGCCCTATCCGTTAACGACCAGCGAAGGCCCCAATAAAATAATTGGGGTCTTTTGCGTTTAGGGGGTTACGTGCGCTGCGAACACATGGCATTGTAATTTTAGAAACAAACAAAGGACGATCACAATGACAACTATTCGCATCACACATACGAAAAACTGGAAAACATCTGAGGGTCTTAAAGGCGCACAGATCGACACACTACTGTGTAAAGTTATTACGGAAGATGCTCACATGGTTGAGTTCGAAGTTCTTAAGGTTGAGCACTCAGAAAATCCTAATCCATTAGGTGTTAGCCACATGGAGGGCGGTGTGTATATGAAGCGCACAGTTCCTAACTATGAAGGTAAAGCAGGCATGATGCACATCACTAAGGCATAAAGTAACAAACAAAGGATAACGACAATGATTAAAGACTTCACAATAGGCCTACTAATGGGCACAATCGCAACAGCAGCACTCTTGCTGCCACTCATCTACGACTTAGGAGCTTACTAATGCCTGACCAAGATGACCCATGCGACACAATGATGCCACCACCTAAACCAAAGGAAACACAATGACTAAACTAGAAGAGCTCAAGGCTGCTGATGCTAATACTGCTGCTAATGATGCTTGGGATGCTGCTGCTGATGCTAATACTGCTGCTAATGATGCTTGGGATGCTGCTGCTGATGCTAATACTGCTGCTAATGATGCTTGGGATGCTTATGCCGCTGAACTGAAGAAAACAAAGGAACAAACCAATGACTAAACTAGAAGAACTGGGAGCCGCGACCCGCGCTGCTGCTGCTACCCTTGATGCTGCTACCCTTAATGCGACTACTACTGCTGCTGGCGCGGATGATGATGCTTATCATGCTGCTCGTGACGCTTGTGTTATTGCTTATCATGCAGCTTATGCTGCTTCTGTTGCTTATTATGCTGAACTGAATAAAACAAAGGAAACAAACCAATGACAAACATGATCACAACTATCGCAGAAGCCCTGCGTCGCCGTCGTAACATCAACGCGACTATCACTGAACTGCACAAGCTGTCTGATGCTGACCTACATGACATCGGTATCGCTCGCGGTAACATCGAGACAGTTGCTCGCGGCTTAATTGACATCCATCGCACTGTACGGGACACGAACAATGATTGATAAGATCAAACAGATGCACGAGAAGTTCGGCATCACGCACGCTGAGGCTGAGTTCACTAGCGAAGAACGCTTGTTCCGTATCGGGGCAATGCTTGAGGAGCTAAGCGAGTTCACAACATCCAAAACTAAGGAGGACGAATTGGACGCCCTGGTCGACCTAGTGGTCTTTGCACTAGGCACAGCAGAGCGCATGGGCTATGCCACTATATTTGAGCCAGCGTTTAATCGGGTCATGGCATCAAACATGAGCAAGACGCTTGGCGCTAACAACAAGCGGGGCTCATTCGAGATCGACCTGGTCAAAGGGCCAGACTTCAAACCCGCAACACTAACAGACTTATTTAGGAACCGATAACATGACAAACGTAAAAGATACCTTGGCCCAACGTGGGAACCGCTATGGCCGCATGGACCGTAATGCCTTACTGACACAAACCCTGATGGATGAGGTGGCTGTGGCGGCCATCCGGAGCGGCCAGGTGCTCACCCCGATGCACAAGGAATGCTTGCACATGATCATGGGCAAAGTGTCCCGGATGGTTTGTGGGGATCAATTCTACGCAGACAACCCGCACGACATCGCAGGCTATGCTACGCTGCTAGAAGAATACATCAACAACATCAACGCTGAGGAGGAGTAAGCATGGAAATCATCTTGGCATGTGACGCGGAGGGTGGGGTTGCCAAGCAGGGTGTCATGCCCTGGCCCCACCTGGCTGAGGACATGCGACACTTCAAGGCTATGACGAATGGCCACTGTGTCATCATGGGCAGCAACACCTGGAATGACAAATGCACCCCGGTTCCTCTACCAAACCGGTTGAATGTGGTTGTATCAACTAAGGAAATCACTGGCGCTGATGTCGTCATCTCCGGCGACCTTCCAACCGCGATAGCTGACCTGGACGTTGGTCCAATGAAGAAGTTCGTGATCGGAGGTGCTGACATTGTGCAGCAAGTTTTGGTCAAGGCTAAGGTCATCCACATCACGGAGATCCAGGGTGTCTACGATTGTGACACCTTCGTGCCAAAGCACTTTGAGCCGTTTGGTTTCAAGCGTATAGAGACCAAGACACTGGCAGCTGATGCCAATTACACAAGATGGGAAAGACGATGAAGAACACTTTTGAAACAAGCTACCTCGCCACCGTGGCGGACATCATCTCCACGGGCGATGCGCGCACAGGGCGTAACGGAGACACACGGTCACTACCTGCACAGACCCTGACCTTTGACCTACGTGAGGGCTTGCCACTGCTGACTACCCGCAAGAGCCACTACCGCGGGGTGTTCGGCGAGTACGCTGCATTGATCCGCGGACCTAAGCATGTAGACGACTTCACACGCTGGGGTTGTAACTTCTGGGGCAAGTGGGCCAAGGCTGACGGGTCAATTGACCTGGACTATGGTAACGCCTGGACAGACTTCCACGGGGTGAACCAGATGGAGACCGTCCTGAACCTCTTGCGCAATGATTACACTGACCGACGCATGATTATTACCGGTTGGGACCCCTCACGTCTCGCTGAGGTGGATCTACCTTGCTGCCACTACTCCTACCAGTTCTGGTCAGATGGTGAGCACCTGGATCTTATCTGGACACAACGGTCTGGTGACTGGATGATTGGTGTGCCTGCAGATGCTCTGCTAGCGAGCGCCATGGTCTGCCAGTTTGCTAGTCTGGCTGGCATGAAGCCGCGTAAGGTCACGATGGTTATCGGTGACGCTCACATCTACGCTGAGCACATCCCTACAGCCTTCACCCAACTGACCCGCAAGCCACGACAGCTACCTCAATTCACATTCACAAAACAAAACACCCTGCAGGGGTTTACACCCGACGACTTTCAGATTGCTGGTTATGAACACGACGCGCCGCTGGCGTATCAACTGAAGGAATGAAGCATGTACACACAATTCGAACTAGAGGCACAAATGCAGGACCGGGGTTACTCCCGGTTCCTAAAGCAGCTTGAGGCCGCACGCACAAGTGAGGGCCAGAGCAACACAGCTCATGGGCGCGAGCTTATTAAAGCTAACATTGACGGCATGGTAGGCTCCCTCGAGGAGTTCATCAAGTCGCAGGAGCTTGTCAGGCGTAAGTCACAAGCATCATTGCTACTTAAGGAGCTTAACCTTGAGGCTGTGGTCTACCTGGCGCTCAAGACAATCGTCAACAGCTTAGGCCACGATGAGGCTAAGACCACTGCAACTGCTATCAACATTGGCATGGCAGTCTCTAACGCTATCACAATGGCTGAGCTTGGGAGTGACAAGGAAAAGAAGGGCCTAGTGAAGCACATCGAGACTAGTACCAAACGCGCCCTGGGTAATGACAACAGCAAGGAGCGAGTTGTGGTAGACACGCTCGCCTTCTTCAACATGCAATCTGCGTGGCCGGTTGAGGACCAGCTTAAGGTTGGCATAACCTTGATTAACCTAGCCACTCAAGTTGGTCTGGTTGAGGAGGTGCTTGTTGGCCGGGGTAAGAGCTCCTTCCACAAACTGGTGCCAACTGAGGCCACCATGGAGATGATCGAGGTCATGAATTTGTGCCCTGAATTCTCCCCTGTTTACCTCCCAATGATCGTCGAGCCATTCGAGTGGGATGTGTTTGGGAGTGGTGGCTACCTTACGCTAAAACAGCCCCTCGTTAAGACACGCTTTGAAGGTCACACAGAGGCCCTCCTGGACGCTGACTTGTCGTCTGTTAGGCAAAGTATCAACATCATTCAACGTACAGCCTGGAGCGTCCACACAGGGCTCCTGGGGATAGCTCAGGCAGCGTTTGATGATGGTCTGGATGTTGACTGTCTCCCGTTCAACTATAAGGACAACCGGCCTAAGCGCACAAGCATCCGTGTGAGTGCGAATTCTATCCTCGGTCTTGCTGAGGAATTCAAAGAATATGAGGCCATCTGGTTCCCACATAATATGGACTGGAGAGGACGTGTTTACCCAATGGTGGACGGTCTGTCACCACAGGGTAACAAGTTGGCTAAGGCTCTGCTCTCCTTCTCTGAGGGCAAGCGCATCACTGGTGAGGCTGAGAACTTCCTAGCTATCCACATCGCTAACGAGTTCGGTGAGGACAAGCTGTCACTTGGTGAGCGTGTTGAGTGGGTCTATGCTAACGAAGGCAAGATCCTGGATGTCGCCAGCAACCCATTCGGTCCTAACAAAGACTTCTGGATTGGTGCTGACAGTCCCTGGGGCTTCCTTAGAGGCTGCTTAGAGTGGGCAGGCTACTGTGCTGACCCAGACGACTTCCTAAGCACCTTGCCAGTTGCCTTTGATGGTTCCTGCTCTGGCCTACAACACTTCTCTGCTATGTTCAAGGATGATATTGGTGGCCGTGAGGTCAACCTGGTTGCTAACCTGGACCGCCAAGACATCTACGCTACTGTCAAAGAGGCTGTGGTGGCTGTACTAGAGGCCTCTGAGGACGATCTTGCAGCACAGTGGGTTAACTCAGGTCTTCTGACGCGTAAGCTGTTCAAGACGCCCACGATGACCTATGGCTACTCATCTGAGGTTGCTGGTATGACTGACCAGATCAAAGCTGAGGTTCTTGGAGGAGGCAGCGAGGCCTTTGCTAAGGATGAGCTGTTCACGGCTTGCAACTACCTGGCCAAGATCACCTTTGCAGAGATCGAAAAGACTGTCGTGAAGGCTTCTGAGGCTAAGAACTGGCTGCAGAAGTGTGTGCGTGGTAAGCAAGAGGCCACACAGTGGACCACACCTGATGGCTTGCCTGTTGTTCAGAAGTATAAGGCTAAAAAGGCCAAGCGACTGGACATCCGCATAGGTGACAGTGTTGCTCGGCCTCAGTACGCCATCCCCACGGACGCTGTGGACACACGTAAGATGGCGTCTGCTATCTCTCCTAACGTCATCCACTCCATCGACGCCACACACATCCGTATGGTTGCCGTTGCGGCCTCTAAGGAGCAGATGCACAGCCTAGCAATGATCCATGACAGTTTTGGTTGCCATGCAGCTGATGCTGGTCGCTTCTTTAACATCATCCGGGAGCAATTCATTGAGCTCTATAGCACTGAAGTAGCCGGTAGCCTCAATGATGAGCTATCTGGTGGTGATATTGAGCTACCAACAATGGGTAACCTAGACCTGGACGGTGTGATCGATACAGACTATTCGTTCGCATAAGCTGCTAAAACACTACCAAAAGGGGGCTTCTGGATGACACCAGGAGCCCTTTTCTCGTCCATTTCATGGCCGCGTAAGCCATTGTAAACAAGCGCTATTTAAAAAGCACCACTATAGAGGAAAGAAACCTCGCCAGACAACACTGGTTTATCAAATGGGCACGAGTAAGGCAATGGCTCACAAGAGATCATATGACCCTTCCACCCTCCTTAGAGGATCTGGACACTGAACAGCAAAAGCGGCACTAACGCCGCTACTCTTACCTCACTTTGTGGGGGTAAGGGGGCACTCGTAAGCAATAGGTCTACAAGAGATCATATGCTAACATAAGGACAACATAAGATGACACAAAACACACATGACGCCCTCATTCGTATCACACAAATGGACACGGAAGAAACACAGCGTTACCTGATGCTCCTATTGGATCGTAACCCTGAGCTATTCGAAGCTATCCAGGACGACATCGACCACGAGTACTTCCTTGAGGAGCTGCGCAGTGAGTACCACTACGGCCACAGAATGTACCCGGAGCTATGATGGTTAAGCTCATCCTAGCTCTACTCATCAGCGCTCCAATCGTGGCCCTATTGGCTACATTAGCAGCATCCACCACCAACCCAGTCACATTCTGGGCAGCATCAGCATATGCAGCAATAGTCGGCCTAAGCGGCCTTCTGTCTGTCTTAAAATAACAAAGGATAACACATGACCTACTACCAGATGCCAGACGGCACAATCACATTCAACCGCAAAGAAGCTCAAGGCTACGACAATGGCTGAGCTCACAGGCCAACCTTGTCCCACCTGTCCCAGTAGCGATGCTTTTAGCTACAACACAGAGAAGATGGTTGGCGTTTGCTTTAGTTGTGGTAGTTCATACCCCAAAGGGGGCCAACGGTACTCAGAAGAGACCCTGGCACTCTACCCATTGGCGGACTTAGACTTCACACCCACTACTACAACACAAGAAGCAGGCGGCATCTATACCAGCCTACGTGGCATCGCAAGCGGCACAATGGAGCACTATGGCGTCAAAACCCTAGTAGCCCCAGACGGCTCACCCTTGTCACAGACCTACACTTACCCCTCAGGGGCCACAAAGACACGCCTGTTCCCTAAAGACTTCAGGGCCACAGGTAAGATGGACAGCTTGTTTGGCCAGAACCGCTTTACTGCTGGTACATCCAAGATGGTCACGATCACTGAAGGCGAGCTAGACGCTATGTCAGCTTGGCAGATGCTCGGAGGTGCTAGCTCACGCTATGCTACTCCAGTCGTCTCACTACCGTCAGCTGTCCCCTCTAAGGACTTCTGGCAGAACGTCATCCCATGGCTTGACAGCTTCCAAAAGATCATCCTCTCGGTTGATGCTGATGGCCCAGGTGACGAAGTAGCCCAGAAGGTGAACGCGTTGTTCCCACACAAGACCTATCGTGTGGATCACAGTATCCACAAGGATGCCAATGACTTCCTAGTTGCTGGTAAAGCTGCTGAGTATAAGGCTGCTTGGTTTGGTGCCGCTAGGTTCATGCCTGACAACCTGCTTCACTCTGAAGCTGACTTGCTGAGCTTGTTCGATGAGACACCTGAGCACTCCTTCGTGCCCACAGGCATTCCAGAGTTCGACAGCAAAGCTATGGGTCTCCACCGTGGTCACTTCACAGTCTTTAAAGCTGCTACTGGTGTTGGTAAGACGGAAGTCTTCCGCTTCCTAGAGTGGAACTTCATTAACCGTGGCGTCACCTTTGCCACATGCCACCTTGAGGAGATCCCCTTGCGCTCTGTGCTGGGGTTGGTATCCTACGACCTTAACGATAACATGACACGAAAAGATGCCATTGAGGCAAAAGGAAAGACCGAAGAAGTCCGTGCAAGCATCAAGCGCCTAGCGGAAACAGAACACTTCTACCAGTTCAAGCTACGTGAGAACGATGGCGCAGATGAGCTGGTCCAGCAGATCAAGATGATGGCTACCGTTTACGGATGTCAGTTCGTCATGATTGAACCAATCCAAGACACGATAACAGTCGCATCCGATACGAACAAAGAGAGTGAGCTAGCCCAGTTGGCTATCCGACTGTCTAAGGTTGCTGCTGAATATAATGTTGGCATACTAACTATAGCACACACCAATTCGGACGGAGATGCCAAATACTGCAAAATGATCGTCCAGCGTGCCTCTGTCGTGATTGACCTACAGCGTAACAAAGATGCTGAGGACTTCGAGGACAGGAACACAACAAAGCTGGTCATCCAAAAGAACAGACCAACGTCGGAAGAAGGCTTCGCAGGTGAGATGCTATTCAATCCTGAGACCTTTACCCTGACACCACTATAAGGAACAGACAACATGAAAATCGTATTCGACCTAGAGAGCGACGGGCTACTCAACAAGCTGACTAAGATCCACGTCTTCTCGTGGTCGGTGGTTGGTTCTGGTGTAGTACATAGCACCAGTGACCTCAGCACTATCCAGGAGGTCTTGCACAAAGCAACAACTATCGTGGGCCACAACATCGTAGCCTTCGACCTACCAGCTCTACAGATGTTCGACATCTACACAGATGCTGACATCATCGACACCCTACCGCTGTCGTGGTACTTAGAACCAAAGCGCATTCGTCACGGCCTAGGAGACTGGGGCGTCACAGTGGGCGTTCCTAAGCCACCTATCGTTGATTGGGACACACTGTCCTATGAAGACTACAAGCACAGGTGTGAGGAAGACGTCAAGATCAACCTCGAGGTACTGTCGCTCCTAGAGCGTAAGCTCAACCGGCTCTACCGTGAAGATGGTGAAGCCAAGCGTCTGACTGACTACCTGGCATTCAAGATGCAATGCGCACGGGATCAAGAGGTCTACGGCTGGCGCTTAGACGTGCCTAAAGCCCAAGAGCTACAAGCAACACTACAACAGATGAAGGAAAGCGCACACCAACAGCTTGCAGTTGCAATGCCCGAGGTGCCGCTGTGCAAGGTCGTAAGGCCACCAGCAGCGGAGCGCTTGTTCAAGAAGGACGGCAATCCATCGGTCGCTAATCTCAAGTGGCAACAAGTGCTGCGCAAGAACTACCTACCAGCATCAACCAATCAGCCTATCACTGTGTTGGTCAAGAACGAGGTTGGTAACCCTAGCAGCCACACTCAGGTCAAAGACTGGCTCTATGATCTCGGTTGGAAGCCACAGACATTCAAATATGTTCGTGGTGAGAACTTCGGTGAAGAGCGTAAGATCCCACAACTACGGGATGGCTCTGAGCTGTGCCCAAGCGTCCTGAAGCTCGCTGAAGTTGCGCCTTCGATTAAGCTACTAGAGAACCTAACAGTCACTAGCCACAGGCTCAGTGCTGTCAATGCCTATCTGGAATGCGAAGTTGATGGCTGGTTGTCAGCTGGTATCGCAGGACTAACAAATACCTTCCGCTTCAAGCATCGTAAGCCACTAGTAAACCTACCCGCGGTTGACAAGCCCTGGGGCAAAGAACTACGTGGCTGCCTGATAGCACCAGAGGATGAGCAGCTGGTTGGTTGTGATATGGTATCCCTAGAGGACACGACCAAACGACACTACATGCAACCCATCGACCCTGCTTACGTTGCAGAGATGCAGATCAAGGGTTTCGACCCACACCTGGATCTTGCTAAGCACGCAGGCGCGGTAACCCAAGAACAGATTGACCAGCACAATGCAGGTGAGATCAACCTTGGCGCAATCCGTAAAGGCTACAAGGCCGCCAACTACTCCTGTGTCTATGGCGTTGGTGCATCCACTCTATCGCGAACAACTGGCCTAAAGACCACAGCTGCCCAGGCACTCATCAAAGCGTACTGGGGCCGCAACTGGGCCGTCGAGAAGATAGCAGAAACAAGAAAGGTACGAGAGATAAACGGCGAAGCATGGATCCTAAACGAGGTCTCTGGCTTCTGGCACAGCCTGCGTTCTGAAAAAGATCGTTGGTCAACCACAAACCAAAGCACCGGTGTCTACTGCTTTGACCAGTTCGTTATGCTGGTTAAGGCTGCGGGTGAGAAAGTCATCGGCCAGTTCCATGATGAAATCATCGTGGCTACTGATGACTACGAAAGAACAGAGCGTGTGCTTCTTGATTGCAAGGGCAAGCTCAACGATAAAATGAAACTCAATGTTCCACTTGACGTAGACTACGCAGTGGGCAATAATTATGCGGAGATACACTAATGGCTAAAGGTACAACAACAATCGTCTCGATGACAGGGTTCGTAGAATACGCGCGGATCTTCCCAGAGAACATGGACGACAACGAATACCATGAGAAAACACAGGGACAGTACAACGTCAACTTCTATCCTGAGACCACAGATGGCTTCGAAGCTTTCTTCCAGGCTGGTGCGCCCGTGTCCTCAATGGGCCACGACACAATCAAGATCGGCAATGAGACCCTTGGCACAGGCAAGTTCCTGAAGCTCAAGCGTCCTAACGTCCACGCCTTCGCTTCCGAGTGGGGTGGTTCACCTACAGTCTTTGACTTCCGTGAGGGCGAGAGCCTGAAGAAGTGGTCTATGACAGACGACGGCGAAGTCGGTAATGGCTCCAAAGTTACCGTCAAGGTATCCGTCTGGGCTGACGGTAAGAAGTCAATCCAACGTTTGGAGAAGATCGCTGTCCGCGAGCTCGTCGAGTTCACCGGTGGTGGTGGTTCATCTGTAGACATGGACACGTTCTAATGACGAAAGTCCTGATAGATGGTGACATCTTAACCTATCGTGCTGCCTTCTCTTGCGAGGGGCAACCGCTAGGGGATGCTTGCGACAAGATTGACGTCATGGTGGAAGACATTATGGCGGCGACATCCTTCGACCTCTTCTCCGAGAACTACGAGATGTTCATCACAGGTAAGGGCAACTTCCGCTACGACATCCAAGAGACCTACAAGCAGAACCGTTCGGGCAAACCTAAGCCTGAGCATCTGCCTGGCCTCCGTGATTATTTAGTGGAAGCCTACAACGCAAAGGTCTCAGTCGACCAAGAAGCAGATGACGACATCGCCACCCGAGCCACAGCGCTGGGGCCGAATGCTATCATCGCCTCTATCGACAAAGACTTCCTGCAGGTTCCTTGCTGGCACTACAACCTGAACCGTGACACGCTGGTAAGCGTTGACCTATTCGAGGGACTACAGTTCTTCTACACCCAGATTTTGATGGGTGACAAGGCTGATAACATCTTCGGCATCAAGGGTGTTGGTCCAGTGAAAGCTGGCAAGCTGCTTGCTCATGCTACATCAGAGCAGGACTTGTTTGGCATCTGCCTCGACGCCTATGATTACAACGAGGAGAAGGTTATAGAAAACGCAAGACTTCTATGGCTACGACGTGAGGAGGGCCAAGTATGGCAGCCGCCAAGCGTTCGAAGCTAAGACAATCGGCACTCAAGGCTGGCTATCGATCTGGCCTTGAGCAAGACAACGCTAAACATCTAGAGGGGTACAACGTAGACTATGAATATGAAAAGTTCAAGATCAAGTTCACGGCCAAGCCGCGGACGTACACACCAGACTTTAGACTTTCGAACGGTATCATAATCGAAACAAAGGGCCGCTTCATTTCTAGTGATAGATCAAAGCATCTGTTGGTTAAGGCACAGCACCCTGAGTTAGACATCCGTTTCGTATTTAACAACAGCAACACGAGGCTATCCAAGACATCCACACAGACCTACGGAGGTTGGTGCGAGCGTCATGGGTTCCTATACGCCGACTGGTTGATCCCGGTCGAGTGGATGAAAGAGAGGTGATCGTGCCATCTAGTTCACCAAGAGCCTGTACAAGGGCTGGGTGCGCTGCTCTGTCGTGTAGTGACGACAACTGCTTGGACAAGAGGCAGGCTACGCACAGACCAACAGAAGACAAAGATCCACATGATCGTGGTAACCTCAGCAGGTCTAAGGCCTACAGCACCGCAAGGTGGAGGAAAGTCAGGGGAGCTCAGCTATCGAAGGCGCCACTATGCCAACGGTGTCTGGGCTTCGACCTGGTAGCCGTAGCCAGCGACTGCGACCACGTGATACCACACACAGGTAACGTGCGGTTGATGTGGGATGCTAATAACCTGCAGTCACTGTGCAGATCGTGCCACAGCTGGAAGACCCGGGAAGAACTCAAGGGCACGTTCCATGACTTCCGTAACAATGTTGCTTAAACGCAAGCGTTATTGAAGCATCGTTACTCCATTCCATGGCGTGCAAAAAAT